TCTCATAACTGGGCTGGGTTTTCCAGAAGATTCTAGAGCATTCCTACCACTTGGCATCTGCTTAAAGAATGCTAGAAAATTTGTGGTCTTCGTCCATAAATCTGTCAGCAAATGCTTCAGTTAAGCGATCTTTTATTCCTTGTCTGTTAAGTGATTCAAATTTGCTTACATCTCTAGATTTACTAATAACAGTAGATCCTAGCCTACGAGCGTGATCTATAAAGATCTACTGAGTTTATCATTCAGTCTTCCCTTCGGTACTAGGGAACGATTACTTGAAAATCTTCTTCACTTGACGGCCAGCTACAACAGAATGGACTTTACGTAGGAGTTAAGGATTAATAATAGCTCTTGACCTACCTTTAAGTTTCTAGTTGTTTGAGAAAGCAGAAAACTCCTTAGGTTTCACGAACGAGCCGGCGCTTCTGGTAATCATACGATAGAAAGATTTAGAGCTTTCACACGCTCTAGTCCAGATCTTCTTATACTAGGAAGCTTTCTGGCACTTCGATATAGCTTCTTCGGGTGTGGTCTATATCTTACTGACTTCACAGCTGTCCTCCAGGAAGGCCATGAAATACACAATAGTCTTGTTCAGACAGTACTAACAGAACTTATTCTGAACCGCTTTCAGTGACATCATACGGTCATTGTTAGCAAGAAGAGCAGAATGTTTCTCACGGGTATCTACAACAAGATTAGCGACTATAGGTCTAGTGGCCTCTGGGCCGAAGTATCCAAGACTTGAATTACTAACGGGTTATTAGGCATCTTCACACATCGTGGCTAGAGTAGTCGTTAGAATGTCGTCACTCTTAGGTAGCTGTGTTGCGCTCTAGGAGGGTAAAACTATGCTATCTTTAGGTTTCGACAAATAGGTCTGGATGGAAGAACTTTCACTATAATCATAGGAGAGGAGACTGGTTAAATCATCAGTCTTTAAGAAGTTGCTCGCTCTAGTCAAGTTAGCTATCATAGGCATGAGAACTTTAACGTGGAAATTGACTTAACCGTCCTTCTCATTTCTAACAACGACGCGATTGCCAATGAAAATACTAACAAAATAGATAAATATATTAAAATCGATGTGATCAGTTATATGACAACTGATGATATATATATTCTTGGAAACGAGAAAGCTTCTGCTATTGACAAAACTGAGAACTAAGTCTTCTTTATCGTTACCAAACGCATAGATGTGTCCTAGAATAGCAGGTAGTCTGAACAAAAGTAACTTGACAAAACTAGATCCAGATGAACGTCCGGAGGGCAAGGTCTTATAGTTGACATAAGCGTAATACATGAATTCAAAAAGTGCAAAATAGGCATACGGAGATAGTCCCACAGAACTATATAGACGGCCATGTTCTTCTTGATCGTATAATTTCAACTGAACAGCAGTAAAAAGCAACATATGCTTCACGTACTCTTCGCCTATAGCAACGACAACGGACCAAAAATAATAATTCAATACAGTAGAACAATAGCTATATGTCAAGGACATTGAG